TTTGCCAATAAGAAAAAGTAGGGCTATCAGGGGGCATGTGATAACACTACTACCGGTTTTCTTAAAACCCGGGTCATAGACTTAAATATGACTTCATCATTTTATTGATGCTGTTTTCATGCAAACGAAATTCAGGACATGAAACAGTTAGTCCTATAGAAAACCTGAAATCTATAGGATACTTTTGTGGTTACTCACAACGACAACACGACAGGGGGGATGCTTATGAAACATCCCATGTCGAAATCGTCTGCGCCAGCTCTTCCATACTTCAAACTAACAACATTCTGGTAGTCAAGATATAGTTTTTGTTGGGGGGCTGATTGTGAATAGTAAGTCGGGATAGCCGGGGCGGTTACGAGAACTGCATTACTTCTACTATGGGTGGGAGAATATGCAGGAACGGTGAACTCGGAACCGCCGCGGTCGCTAGCGCTGGATACCGCTACGATGACACCTGTTAAATCAGAGAATGAGTTGTGAACTCCGGGATCTTTGGGAATTCTCATCAAATTATTCTCTGCTACGGGACCTGTGGTATCTGAAATGCGTAAACTGGCTGTCACGAGGCCTCCTCCTTCGTGGAACGATTTTACTCGTACTCCACCTCGGGAAAGTGCAAACATGGTACCAAGATGCGACATCAGATCAGCTCCGTATGAGGGTTGGTCTGCGCCTGACGTAGGGTTTTTGCTAGCTGCGTGATACAGGAATGGATTAATAGCAATATAATCACTGGTAGTAGCGGGGGCTGTGCCATTGATCATTTTTAACATTCTAGTATTACGTAATAATTGTCTTAGGGAAGTGATCTTTTCACCTATGCAGTAGCGGGCTGCTAAGTTGTCTGGATCATTGAAAGGGGTCGCATTTCCGATAACGGTTGACTTCATGGTCTTACCTGGGGTACCGGAAATGTTAGATTGTGGTGCGGCTATTGGGAATTGGCCGAACACGGGGTGGTCTGTATTCGAGCGGGGAACTGCGAACTCAAATCCAGGTGCTGCGCGAATAAAGTAGTTGACGGTACAGTTGGTGTTTACTGAAGCGGGTCCAACAAGTTCATCTACTACATACACAGTTAGTACTCCTGAAAAATTGTGTTCTGGGTCATAGTTCGGGCGATACGCTCTGAAGAAATGATATGGGATACGGAATTCAACAATATTGTTCGTACGAATATCTACAATCTCTCTCCAATTATACACACTCTCATCCAAAGTAGGAACAACTGGAGCGATATAAAGGTTGTTAGGTTGATAGACAAAAGCCAATCTGCCGGAATGCATATTGGTCTTTACAATATGGAATCTAATGATAATATCACCTCTCCAATATTTAAAGTTTCGGGTCATAAAGCTCATCGGAGTATTGCATATGTTCACAAAACCATCTTGAGTATAAGTATTATTAAGGTAGGGGCCTATATTTAAATCAAGCAGTTTCGTATTGGTAGCTTGTGCAAAATTCCAATCAAAGTAGTCTATGTAAGTTTCTCGAGTTAAAAATGAATCGAGGGCCAATTCATCTATATCCGTACCAGCATAACCTGGGAGAACTTCAACTTGATTTGTTGAAACAAGAGCCATAATTTTTGAGTTATCTGAAGCATCTACATGTTGCATACCCCACATAACGTCTTTTTGCATTTTTCCAGTTACGTCTAGATTGGCTGGTTTCGCCCATCCGAACGCTCCTGCTACATTTCCTGCGATATCCAGGGCCCATGAAGCAGGTCCAGCAAACGCGGACAGCAAGGGGACTGCTCCGAGAATGTTGGAAACTTTTGAGGCTATGCGTAAGCCACTCTCAATAGGTCCAATACCTTTAGATTTTTGCTCACTCTCTGTAGAAGGCTTCTTTCCTGAACGGATAGCCGACTGAGGGAAGGCAGGGACTTCTAAATGCACATTGGACATACTAGCCCATATAGTGTAACCAACTGAGACGGGTTGGCCCACTCCTGTGGTAATGGGTGTAATGGGGAACAAATATATTCTACCTAGAGATGCGAATGAGGAAATACTCGGGTAGGATAAGGGAAGACTATTATACGCTGATATAAATGGGACTGTCAATTCTGCACATGTGGTTGTACTTACATCTAACTCAACATGTGGGAGTTGACTGCGCTGAGTGACTGAGAAAATATGCGCATTATACCAGTTGGTCGCTATGGCATCGTCCATTCCGCCATTAGAGACGAATGCGAGCCTATACAATCCCTGCTGAAAGGGATTTGCATTAATAGTGACACTGTAATTAATATCTCCTCTCCAATAGGCATAACCTTTCCATTTGGAGGAATATATTTCATTTGATAGCACAGCATTGGGATGAACGATTGAAGGGATCGACAAAGCGGTATCAGCTAATGTGAGATCGCCTGAAGCGAGTCGTATAGGCTTTGAAAACCAATCATTCAAGAATGCACTATCATAGGGTTGGGTGTTTATAAAAGCAGTGGGAATGTTGACATTACGTACGGGGGACGTTTCTTCACATTCTGCATCTGCAATAAATTCGGTTGTACCGGCAATCTGGGCTTCCGGGGGGCCCTGCTCAGACTTATAGGGCTGAGCACTATCCTCTTTACTGTCGTGGACTTTTGAAAACCAATAATACGATCCAAGGAGCGGCTTAACACCAGGGAAAGAGAATCCAGAGGTAATTTTCTCTACTGCAGGTTCTAAGGCAGGTTGAGAGGGTTGTTTCGTAGCAGTAAATGCATAAAGATCAGGCATAAATAGCGGGCTGACTGAATCATATATAGGTATTGCTAAAGGGTAACCTTCACCGAAACGAGACGAAGGAAGAGGCATTGCGATTACACCATACACATTATAATAAGGTTCTGAATACGCATTAAAATGATCTTGTCCTAAAACGTAGATCATCATTAAGCGATGTAGAATCTCACCAAACATGAATGTTGCGGCGCACAATTTTAACGTCATTAGCCATGTGGGACGAAGGGTCATGAAATATGTTACAAGGGTATAGACGAATATCATGTACGAGATAAAGAGGTCCGTATAAACTCTACCTCTTACGAAGTAAGAGAGTATTTCCTCATTAGCAAGAGCAGTTTGGGTTGCTAGCCACGTGTCGCCTATTTTTGGAAAGGCAATCCAAGCACCTGCGTATAGGAGGTTTTCTCAAACCATCCATTGCGATGTTGGTATGCCTGTTCAAATTCAATTAACATACGTTTACCGTATAGATTGAAAGCTTCACGTCCTCTTAGAGCTAACTCTTGTAAGGCCACTCTTGTTTTTTCTTTTGTAATATTATCATCGTTCTTAGCTGTCCAATAGGGCATCTCAAGTACTTTCTGTAGCCGCAAAGGTCCTAGATAAGTATTGGTGTCTGGATTGAATACGAACGATCTTTTCATAAACTCAACCTCTGTTAAGAGACGGGGTTTGAAAACTTCTAGACTTCCTTTGTCTTCGGGGGTCAAAGTGAGGCCTAGGTTTGCGATAACAGGAGCTATCGTGTATACGTTGAATATATCTGCATATATCTCAGTAACAGAAAACAAATTGTCATCGCCTTGTACGACTAAAAACACATTATCGCTGAATGTTGATGTGCTGATCATTTGATTCCAACACCAACGGAAAGCGATCTTATTTGCAATTGTATTAATGATCAATGTGAGAGGGTTGCCAGAGGGCATACTTCCTAACCATTCGAATACAATGAAATCTATGATATGACGTGAAAACACTATCTCTAACCACATAACGGCTCTGATGCTAGCAAATTCATCGTTATACCAAGCATTTATAAAATCTAAGACGGCCCAGAGCAAGTCTGG